CCCATCTGGCCAGCAGGCATGGACTGCTTCATCTGCATTTCCATCATTTCGGTCTGGCCCTCGACCATTTCGGTCTGAGCCAGCCCCTGACGGAGGGTGAGGGTCGCGCTAAGCTGCTCTGCAAGTTCTGGAGGATAGGGCAATCCCTGTGCGTCACAAAGCTTTTGGAGCTTGTCCATGGCCTGAGAAGTGGCCAGGCCCTTCTGCACCGTCTCTTCGGCACTGCGCTCAAGCTCGCGCTTAAAGTCGATGGGGAGATTAATCGCCATCATCTTGTCAGACACAGGAACACCGGCAGCCTTAAGCTGCTGAACAAAAGCACGCTCCGTAGCCTCATCCCGCAAATTCAGCGTAGCAAAATTTACGTTAGGGATGAGTAGCTTGGGAACCCGCACGATTTCTTCTTCGCCGGTTTCCTCGTTATACTGCACAATCTCCCGATACAGCGGACGGCGGTAGCCACCCTTCTGCTCGTAGTCATAGTGTTCCTGGGCTTCAGCGATCACTTCCATGCGCTTGACGATATGGCGCTTGACCTTGTTCTGGAACTGGAGCATAAGCTGCTCGCAGACCTCACGGTTAAGCGCAGAAGACGCATAGGCACCGCCAGAGCCACCGGCAATCAGAGCCTCACCAATACCCCACGCCTGCAACAGCTTTGCGGTAATGCGGTCATAGTCTTGGTCAAATCGCGGAACGGACTCCCGGCCAAAGACAGACTCAATCTTGAGGCCCATGTTGTGGACCATCAACTTGAAATCGGCAGCCAGAGCAGACTGCATGTCGTCACGCACCTGATCCAGGTCAGACTGGCTGGGAATCCATGGCTCGCCGTCACCTAGATTGTCCATGCCCAGAGTCGCCAAAATCATTGGCGCATAAAGCCTGTCAGCGACAGCATCCTGAGCAGCGTTGAGGCTTTCCTCCATCATCAGCGTGCGGAAGGAACGCATCAGGTGCGGGGTGCCGCGCAAATCCCACGGGCTGGCACGGTGGACAAGGCGAGACACCAAGGCATCTGAGATATCCAGGCCGTCATCCTGGTCAGCCGCACGGACAAACTCAGGGTAATTTTTGATAAGTTGCTGGTATTGCCACACCCGCTCCATGCGCTCACTAGGAGACTCTTCGGATTCGGGCATGCCCTGCGGACCCTGGCGCAGCCGTTCGATCATGTCCTTGACGAGAAGCTGAACCCGCTCTTCGTCCACAAAGATAGACTTAGATACCCGAATCATTTCGGGGTCGATGATTTCCTCAGAACTCCAAACGCCCAGAGACTCGTTGAAGTGGGCGAGAGAAGTGGCTTCGCCTACCGTAAAGTATTCTCTGCCAAGGCAGTTCGGCAAAAATTCATCGTAGTTCAGATCATTGAGAAACATCTCTGAGTAAAAATTCTCGATGAGAGAGTCTTTGCTCTCAAACTCCAGGCCAATGACCGGGAACTTTGCATAGATGTCGATCAGCAGAGGAACTAAATCATGGGTGCGGTAGTAGAGGCGGCACAACTTTCTGGCCTCTGCAAGCTCTTTGGGGTCTGAGGTGTCGAACGGAATCCCTTTGTCCATAAGGGAACCCATGGGCACTCGCTGCTTGGGCAGAGCCATCTGGAGATTGGCAGCCGTGCGGCGCATGCTCGCCATATTTTCGCGATTGGAGATAGAGGCTTTGCTGTTGTTCGATTCGCCCACTGAGGCAGTTTTGGGCACGATCAAGCCAGAGGCAGAGCGCCCCATGCGCCTATCGTTTACCGTCCAGCCTGGCTCTGCCATGCCTCAAGCTCCTAAAATAGTTGGTACACAAAGACTTTAGCTAACTTTTTTCAGACCATTTTCTGTGTACCACAAGTGATCGGGCAGAGAAGGTTCTGCTTTCTCTTCCAGCAAAACTCTGAATGCGGGAAAAACCGGAGTTCCGCCCATCTTAAAATCTGTATCAATTTCCTGCACGGTCCCAATGCCGTCATAAAGCTCTCCCGCAGTACGGCATTCAACCTTATCCCCAACATGAAAGGGTATGGTGGCCAACAGGAATGCCAGCCCATAAAGCTCAGGGGCGTCTGGCACGGAACCCAAGCAGTCCTGACAATAATGCAGTTCATCGTATGTGGCGGCGGGTTCCCGCATCTGTTTGCAGGATGCACACAGTTCCATGATTATCGGCTCCTACGATTTCCCTTGGCGTATTTGCCACCGGGACCACGCTTGTACCAGTCTTCGCCCAATTCTTCACTGATAGAAGGCATTTTATCATCTTTGCCACCACCAAGAGGGCCTGGATCAGTTAGCTTGTGCCGCTTAACTTTTTCGGCGCTTTTCTTCCGGCAGGAGCCGTCAGCGCACGGCTTGGTGCCGGGGACTCTTTCGTAGCCATCCCAGCAGTTGCAGTCGGCCTCTTTGCGACGGTTGGCCACAATCACGTTGTCACGCACAGGAATTTCCCGGCAGATGAACTTCTCTACCGACGCCTGGTGGTTGTCCCCACCTGTGCCTATAACGTAGGAGTTATAAATCTTCCCGCACTTGCAGGTCGAATAGCTGGGGACCGGATGCTTGGAGCCACACTTACAAGTGAACGGTGTGTTCTTGCTGGCGAGATAGCCATTCAGGTGGTCGTCCCACTCCCAGCCTGCTACTTTGCGCGTGAAAAAGCTTGCGTGCTTTGTGGATATTGGCTGCTTGCTTTTGGGCATGGGGTTGGCGGTAGAGGTGGGCTTGGGCTTAGTCAGCTTGTTGCGCTGCTTCGGCCCAATAGTCGTGCCAGTCTCAGATTCAAACTGAGCCAGGTCCACCTCAGGGTTGCCGGTTGTTACGCCGCGCCCTTTGCCCCACTCATCAACGTCATTGACGATTCCTGCGCGGCGACGAGGGGCGTTAGCCCCTTGTGCTTTTCCCCGGTTCACCCGCTTACGGCGTGCCTGCATCTGCATCTGACTGGGGTCCATAGGGGGAGCGCCGCCACCCATCATGGCTGCCGGATCGCCGCCCATTCCGCCGGAAGGATCACCGCCACCCATCATGCTGGGGTCCATGCCGCCACCCATGCTGGGATCGCCACCGCCAGGAGGCATTCCGCCACCGGCTGCCGGATCACCTTGGCCAGGAAGAACATTGACCGTACCGGCAGGCGGCTGCACACCCAGTGGGTTAGCGGCTTGCTGAGCAGCCTCAGCCTGCTGAACAGTCTGAAGGGCCTGCTGAAGCGGCGCAATGGTTTCTTGGAACTCTTCGGCCTTTTGATTCAGCAGATTGGTCAGAGCCTCGTCTGCCTTCTGGAGGTAATCCGGTGCGGCAGTACGCATTCTGGCACCCGTGACGATGTTCTGGCTCTGTGCCATAAGGGCTTTCAGCATGTCAGTGTCGATGGGTGTCCCGCCCTCGTATTCGCCCTTGCTCTTACCGGGGCCACCCATGCCGTCCATGGGGAGAGAGCGGCCACCCTGCTGGGCACGCTGATCCATTCGCATCTTGGCTAGGTCAGGATCAACCTGAATAAGCTCTGCATTAGCAGCTACAAACTGACGAAATCCCTGGTTAGTGGGCTGCATATTGGCCTGACGGCACAGCTTCAGGTAGGCACCGAAATGCGCTGTTGCTCCTGCGTTACCACCGCCGTAGTTTTCTGGAATTGTAAGACCCTGGTAGGGGTTACTTGGTTCGATTGCTTCCGGCTGCGATTCGTAGGGGTTCGTGATCACATTCCAGTTAACGCCACCAATTTCGGGAGCGCCACCGCCGGTTGCACCGCCGGTAGGTCCACTTTGCGGCGCAGAATTGCCCATGCTTTGAGGGGCACCACTATTGCCGCCAGCAGCAGAGCGATAAATAGGACTGCTGGGATCGGTTAGGGCAGAAGCGATTTCAAAGTATGCCTGGTCATTCAGTTTCTGGGCGTAAATGTCCAGGTTCTTGACTGAGGCACGTCGGGCACCAAAGCTGTCGCACCAGTCGATGTACTGATTGAGAGCAAGAGATGCCGTCGTAAAGGCAGGAGCGCCACCCGCCAGACCATTGCTGGTCGAAACACCACTGACACCAACCTCAGGAGGTGCAGCCGGTCCAGTATTTGGCGTAGACATATTACCGTCCGAACCACCGCCAGCCGGATTGGTCAGGTTACCGGGGATATTGTT